TAACACTTGTAGCACTATTTAACGTAACAGTATTGGGTGTGATGATTGCACCTGCGGTGCTCACTAATTCAAAAATTGTTGTTGCACTAAATCCTGTTCCTGTAACAGTAAAGTCAGTCGCTGTACTTGGTAATGCTGTAGTTGGTGATATACCTGTGTAAGTAGGAGATGCTCCTAATAACGTGACGTTAGTAGATAGTCTTGCATCAGCAAGAGTACCTGTGCTTATGTTAGATGCGTTCAGTCCTGTAAGGCCACTACCATCTAGTGTTCCTACGACATTGATTGTATCGCCATTCTCACCAAATTGTACTGTTGTACCAGACTGAGGAATTATTTTATCTACTTCTATTTGTGACATTAAATTATTACCAATGATCCTGTAACCGTAACGGTTCCTGTAACTGTAACAGGACCTGCGAGAACTCCTGATGCTATTGTTTGATCCTCTGTAATTGTTGTATCATGGGTACTGATAAAATTTTGAGCTGTCATCGCAGCAGAGGGTGTACGAGATGCAGGGAGAGTACAAATGACTGTCTTTTCTCCTGCAGCTAAATCTACTAAATTGTCTGAGTTGGATGATGAGATAACGGTTGTTCTTGATAATGTATCGGGTGTAGCATCGGTGACTGTACCCACGCCTACTTCAAATTGTGTGCCTGCAAAGATAGCATAAAAGGTTGTATTGGTTGTTCCAATACCCGCAACAAAAGTTTCAAAGCCTTCTACTGCCCCTGCTAAATTTAGGGTACCTGTTCCTGTTGTTGTAGTTGTTTCTTTTACACGATCATTAATACTAAAAGCCATTATGCGACCTCTCTGTCATCGACATCTGTCCATACATTATTAGCAGAATCATCGACTTCTGTCCACGTATTAGTATTACTGTCGTCTACAGGAGTCCATGCATTATTGACTCCCGGTATTACAGGAGACCATGCGATAACACCGACACCTGTTTGAGCAACGGATAATCCAATACCTGTTGGAGTGACTAAAGCGGAAGCTGTTGCGGTGACACTGCCTTGAGCAGAACTAATCGCTTGTCCTGTAACAGGGACATCGGCTCCTGCTCGACCTATGGCCTGACCTTGAACAACGGTGAGTGCTATTCCTGTAGGTGTAACTAATGCTGATCCAGTGACATTTTCATCACCAATTGCTGTGGTTAAACTTTGTCCTGTAACAGATACAGTAGCAGATCCTGTAACAGTTTCCGTTCCTAGCGTTGTTGTTAAAGCGATACCTGTTGGTGTAGCTGTAGCAGAAGCAGAAATTGTTTCATCACCAATAGCTGTAGCTAAACTTTGACCTGATACTGATACGATTGCAGATCCTGATACAACAGGAGTACCAATAGTAGTTTCGACTAATGCTTCCGCACCAACAACTATGGTAGTTTGACCACCAGCAACAATACTGTAAGGACCAATTGCTGTGGATAAAGATTGACCGGTAACAGCAACTCCTACGTTTGGAATTACTACACTACCAATGTTTGTCGATAAGGATTGACCAGTGACAGGTGCGTTTGCACCTATAGCAATAGTAGCATCACCAATAGCAGAGGATAAAGCGATACCAGTTACAGATACGGTTGCACCTGCACTGACTGTGCTTGTTCCTACGGCTGTGGATAATGCTATGCCCGAAAGGGCAACGACTTCACTTTTGCTCCCTTGAGCACTAAACGAATCTTCAGCAAAGGTTGTAGTTCCAAAAAACATAACTGTATCTTAGCCCAACTACAACAAAAGCTAAATGATTATATTAAGATATTCTTAATATAGCGTTAGATGCGTCTGCTGTTGGGAACTGAATTGTGAATGTACCTGATGTTGAAGTTTTTACTGCACCAAAATCTAGAACCATAACTGCTGCATTTGTATTAGTTGTTGCAGTAGTGTTTGAATTATAGATAACGGCAGCTTGTGCTGAAATTGTAGCACTTGTAAAACTTAGGTCAGCGAAATCAATAAATGCTGTTGCACCAGTAGCTGCAGCACCTGAGTTGGTTAATGCTCCACCACCTGCAGCATAAGAACCTGAAGCACTAACTTCATTACCAGTGCCATATGCAGTAGTAGTAGCATCTAAAGATGCAGAATTTGTGTACAAAGCAAGTTTGAATGCGTCTCCACCAGATGATCGAAAATCGTGTTCGCCTTGTAATAGTTCTACTTTAAAACTATTGCAGACTGCTTGTGTAATGGCCATCTTTACTTACCTCCGGGAGTCACTGATTGTAACGGTACACGCAGGACCCCATCTGCGTATTCGTCTCTTCGTTTCCTGCCCATTTGAGTAACAGATAAACCTTGTACAGCTTGACTGTACTTCTGATCGTATAATTGCACAAATGTAGGATTTTTCAAGTAGGAAAAGGCTTCAGCACATACACCATATATTAATATTTCAGGTGCATTTGTAGAAAGAAATGTTGTGGTATTTGTACTTGATAATCTGTCAGGTGTTTTATTATACCAAAGCTCTACTGTATAAGCAGCATCTGGTGTGGGTGCAAATATAAGAGTATTCTGATCCCAGTTTGCATAATAAAATGGTTTTCCTGTATTATTAATTCTATCTACATTATATTCGTCAATAAAAGTTGTATCTCTTTGTTCTGCCCAAGTACGATCTTTTGTTGTGTTATCAACAATTTGAACGCCTCTTTCTAAATCAAAATCATCAGGTAAAGTAATAAAAGGACTACCTATAGTAAAACTTGAAGTGGCAAACTTACGAAAAGCATCAAGATCTAATTGTTTTTGTACTTTATTTTCAGTGTTAATTATAAATACATTTAAAATAGCGTCTGTTAAAACATCAGATCCTACCTCTGTATAATTTCTAACGTTGCTAAGAAGTTCAGTATAATTCATGATATGCTCACAGTGACATTACCAACTTTAGCAGTAATTATCAACTTTTTGATTTCAGTAGAAGGCTGCATTCCATCAGACTCAAAACTACTGTCTCCTGGTGCATTGACATACACAGTCACAGGTTCTTGTCTGGCTGGTCTTGGATCATGTAAAGCTACGGCATCTGCAGGATGATAAGGTGGATCTAGTTGTGGATGTTTAGGTTCAAAACATTCAGGACATGTAAATAAACCATTCCATTCCTGTTTTAGTTCAAGATATTTATATTGCTGTCCACATCTATCGCAGATAGCTAGTGCAAATTTACCGTTTGCAAAAGTCATTTTACCCTACATAAAAGTCACGAGGCACAATATGCACTGAAGTAGATTGACTATCTTCTGTTAATGCTCTTTGTAATTCTGCTTCGTATCTTCTTTCTAATTCTTGTGAACGTTCAGGAGCTACTTCTTGTGATGTGTAGTAAGCTAGTCCTGAAACTAAACAAGGTAAAAATCTGTAAGGAGCATCAGGAGTATTAGTATAAACACCCGCATCTTCAATTCTTCCTACATAATAATAATTAATCTGTGTGTCTGTTGTATTAGGTGTTTGATATAACGTTATTGTAACGTTTGATAAATTTCTTCGTACGTAATATTGACTAGGTGTGCCTTGTGATGTTTTGTTAGGTAAGTTCTCATACTCAGATCTAGAAATCTTAGTCATACTAGTATCAGTAGAACCATTTCTAAATACAACCTCTAATACATCAGATGCATCGGAGGGTGCAGTATATGTTGTTGTCCCAGCTGTTAAATTAGCTGTGTTATTTTTTACTTTCCAAAGGTGAATACCTCGGTTTCCCCATTCAGAAAAAAGTAAATTAAGATTATCTCTTGCTGCGGATAGTTGATATCCAGTGCGCACATCCATACCACAACGGGCATAGGCACGCTCAACAAGCCTATCAATACTTAAATCGAATGATGTGGTTCCCGAGGTAGCCATAAATTATTTCTTTTTCTTGTTTTTCTTCTTTACTTGTTTTTTTGCTTTACCGCCACGTTTCATAGCAACAGGCTTACCGCCTCTTTTCATGGCTTGCTTTTTCATTCCCATCATATCGTTTCTCCTTTTTAAAAAGTTTTTCGTAGTCGTTTTGCCGAGTTTTTACGACATCATCATAATACTCAGTTGGCCAATTTTTATAATAACCTATCTTATGTAGTTTGCAACTTGCTTCATACAGCTGTTTAAATTTCTGTATTAGCATCATACTGTACTGATACTCAGGCTCCCAATCACACTCCTCATGTGGATTTACAAGGAATTCTTGTTCTTCTACAGTAGCAGGATTGCTTGGATGAAATCCCATAAAATATACATCTCGTTTATTATAGGTTTTGTTGTAAAAATCTATCTTATCTTGAAATTGTTCAGCATCATACTGTTCCCAATAAGGGTCACAAAAGATAATAATATCATGTTGTTTTTTATTCCAATCTTTTAATACGTTTGTAAGATGCTTCTCATATTTTGTTTTATCAGGTCTGACTTCTATACGAAGCTTATTATCTCTTCTCCATTTTGCAGCAAAAGGACATGCTGGGAAACCTAAATGTTGATTCATGGGTTCTAAGACATTCTTAGACCAATTGATTACATCATTTTTTATTTTT